CGGTTGTTATTGCAAGTCCTGATTGGCTTATTGATGGGGCTGCTCCTCCACCCGGTGGGGTTAGGGTGGCCTCTCCACCTGCTATTACCCACCCAGCATCGCATGTCCAATCTACCCCACACAAAGTAGAAAAATCTCCGGCAGTCACTAATTCAGCTCCAAGTTCATCTGCATCACAAGCCAAGTTGTCCCCACAGCAGTACTGCTTTGCCTGAAAGTTGAGCGGGTCTTCGGGTTGCATCAAAACAGCGTAGCCAGACAAGTCCTTGTTAATGCAGGCTTGGTCATCAAACTTTGCGGAGTTGAATCGTATAGGTTGGTTGTCTATAAAAGTAATTGCCATTATTTAAGCATTTCCTGAGTTCCAAGCAAGGTAACATTCGCCATGCTTGTGTTGTGATTGTATTTTAAGGTGTCAATCCATCCCGCCTGTACCTTGTTCCCGTTGTAGGTAATCGCTATCTTCTGAAAGACGTTGTCTTCGATTGCGTAGAAGTCAGCGTTGGGAATTGGGTACTCGAAGTCGGCTTTTACTATTGGGATTTCGTTCTGATTATTCAGAGTTATAACTTCGCCACCGGAATCGGGTGCGCTTGTGCAGGCGAAGTAGGTTTCGTTGTTAGCACCCAAAACAACGATGTAGGCCGAACCCAATCCTATTACAGCGTCTATTGTAACATCACACGAAATATAATCTCCTGCAAGACAATAAAATGATGCCTGATGAGTTATAATTGTAGTTTGAGGAACAGTGGTAGTATTATTGACGATGTCTAATACTCCACTTGCCTCTTGAAATATAGTGCCACTATTATATCGCTGGAATCCGTGTGAGATAGTTGCATACGATGAGGATGCCAATATTTGGAATTGGTGATAGAATGTGTGAGTTCCTTCTGCCACGCAAGTATATCTTGAATTGGCTTGTGATACAGGTGTTCCTTGTGCCGTACCATTTCCATAATTATTAACAACTCCATTACCATCGAAATTTGGAAAGTTAAAGTCATCATCAAATTGAAATGGGAAATAAGTTGTATAGCTAATGGCAATAATATTTATATTAGCTGTATGAGCTGCTCTAAACAAATTATTGACTGTCCCTGTAAAGTTTACAATGCTGTTCGGTATTTGGCTGTTCCACCTTTCTAACACTTCGTTATTCATTAACCTTGTGTTGTAGAAGTATGGAGGAGCGGAGGCGAATGGGTTTCCGGGTATAGCCGTGCTTGTATATCCGCTTCCGGAAACAGTTACATCTTCGCAGTCAACAAAGAATATTTCTTCGGCAAAGTTGGTTGTTGGCTGAATAAGCAAATCCTCTATCATGTTGCTCGAAATAACATAGCTGCTCATCAGGTCAAGACGGGCATCAATGTTGCACTGCTCAAGTGTAGTGTAGTTTTCCGGTTTGTAGGTAAAGTATAAATTGCTCTCTACAAACGATACTCCATTTCCGGGAAGCGCATCCAGAATCTTATCCGAACCTACAGAGATAATCGCTACCAGTTTTGATGTGTCTATTTTAAACTTTACCCCGTTTACGTTTTCAAGTTTTCTAACGATGGTGTTTAAAAACAAGTCCTGATACTTTTCGATTCTCAGTACAGGTACATTTCCTGTAGTGTCTATGTAGAAAGTGACGTTTATTTTCTTTTTTACTTCCTGAAAAAACTTGTCAAATGAGGCTTTGATGGCTCCGCCCGTTCCAAAGAATGCTATCTCCTGTCCGTACATAACGGAAAGTCCTTCAAACTCCCCGCCCAATCCAAATAGGTTAGAATCAAAAGCCACTTCATCATCACTCATAAAGGCTATCATGTTCTTAAATACATCATAAACACGGTAGCCTGTTCGTGGGTCGGTTATTGCTGTCGGGCCAACTGAATCGGGTTTAAACATCGTGATTGTATTCTCTGCCGCTGCATCAATCGTTTCTCCGTTCTTGCTTCGGGTAGTGTCTACTGTTATCTCAATAGATTTGTTTTTATTAATCCGGGCGTAGAAGTTGTTGTCCTGAACCGGGGCGGTGATGATGCAGTTGGAGTCTTTCTCTATCTCAAGAATAAAAATCTTCCCTATAAATATCCGTATGTCTTGTCCATCACAGTTATCCCATATTTCACAGGCTATCTCCGCGCAAAAACCGCTAGTGTCAATTACGCCTTGTATCAAATCAAATCCATCACCATGCCATTTTAGCTTCGCATCGTTGGTAATTAGAAATCCTCCAAGCTGTGAGTCCCGCTTAATGGTTGTCAGGATGTCGCCATCAGGTTCATCGTTTATAAAGGTGTTATTTAGGTAAAATTTCAATTTCTTAGCGGGGAGTTGTAACTGTATTCGCTCATGTATCTTGCTACGCTTCGCCCAATCCTATCGGCTTGTTCTGGTAGTATCTTTCGATTGGCTCTTGTTAGTTTTCCTGAATCCATAAACGCCTCTACCTTTCCAAAGTTGTGATTTATAGCAAAGGAGTTGAGGATTTCGGGATTGATTAGATTCTTCCTGATGGCTAAAAGTGTAGGCTCAAACTTGCGTGTTTCGGCTGCTGTCATTACCGATTCTCCCCTGCTTAACATCGCGGGAATGCTGTCGGATGTTTCTGTTCCATGTCCTTCTAATCCTATTACTCCTTTTTTAAATTTAGGAACTGGGGCGGATAGAATTGCGCTGGTTTGGAGTGCCCCGAAAGCTATTGCAAGTGCCGAAAGTATTCCGGGTGGAATAGTTGCAGCAAATAGCTTAACTGCATTTTCGGCTGTCTGTATTGCTACTCTTATCAGAGAGGCTGTTCGGTCTGCGATGAATGCTTTGCGTTTTTCATCCGCTATCTTTTTGTTGAGTTCCTTTTCTGTTGCTTCTCTCTGTTTCGCTAACTCCTTTTGCTTTTGCGCATATAACCCATCCGATATGATTTTATTATTGTTTAGCTCTTCAAGTCTTTCCTCCTCTTCATCAAATGCCTCTAATCTTCGGTCTTTCTCTGCGTTTAATTGGTCTACATTAGATTCAAATCCTACTGCTAATGTGGTAAACAAATCAATAAACATTTCTTTGCCTTGTTCGGTAAAACTTTCCAGCGCAGCCAGCCCCTCTTTAGTAAATCCTATTTCTGCCCCTAAGATATTTTTAAATGCCAACTCACCTGCTTTACCAAACTCCTGAGTTTTTACTTTAATTAAATCAAGTTTGTCGGGTAGCTCATTAATCGGCTTCATTGATTCTTTAACCGAATCAATCATTTTTTGAATCGCATTAATAGAATCGGTTGGTATTACATTTTCTGCCCTCTCCTCTTGTAATGCAGCATTAAGTTGGCGCTGTAAGATTAATCGGTTGTTAAGAATGTCTAATACTGTTTGTGTAGATTTATTGTAAGCATCTGTACTCTTTACGTTATCCCGAAGGATGCGCTGATATTTTAAATCAATATCATTCTGCTTTAATTTAAGGGCTAATATTTCCGATTGCTTGCCCCCGGTTTCTTCCAATAACTTTATCTGCCGTTCCAAATCTTTTACTACTGCATTCCCCGCTAACCTTTTTTCCTGAGCAGCGGTTATGGCATCATCGAATTTAAGGTTCTTTTCTAATTGTTTATTGTACGCTTCCTGCGCTGCCTCCGCCCGCTCTGATGCGCGTGTTACAGCATAGTAAATGGTTACCAGTGTAGCTAATGCGGCAACTACTATCCCAATGGGGTTGGCCAGCATAATTGCCGTAAGTCTGGCTTGTGCGGTTGCTAATACATTTGTAGCCGTTGCCCCCGCTACCTGAGTTGTGTTGAGTGCAGTTTGGGCAGTAGCGGTTATTCCTAAAAGTATTCTAAGGCTTGTAAAAGCATCTTTTAATCCAAGAACCGATTGAAGTCCCTGAGTGAGAGCTAACGCTGCCTGAACTTTTAATAATGCCTTTTGAACATCCTCTGATTCTTCTCCAAACAATGCCATCGCCCCCTGTGCAGCAGCAAATCCACCAGCAATACCTGTACCTAATTGAAGAAATGCACCTAATTTTTGTTCAGGATTAAGGTTTCTTATTACCTTATTTAAATCATCCATCTTGTCCTGCAATTTTCCTGCTGAACGAGCTGCTTCAATAGCCTGTGGCGAAAATTCGCCCATTGTTTGAGCAAGCCGCGCTGCTTCAACCTTCGCTTCAGCTACCTGAGACCTTAATGATTTAAAAGCGGTAGTGGTTTTTTCTGCCTCTTTAGATGGGCTTGGATTCTTTTTTCCTCCAGGCAAACTATCCGAAAGTTTCGTTGCCTCCTCTGCCGCCTTCTTTGATTCAACCGCTAACTTAGCCGATTGGTCAGCAAGTTTCTTGAACTCCTCAGCATCCTTAGCCGTAATCTGTCCAAGTTTTACCAATAGGTCAATGGTAGGCTTCATGGCCTCCGCATTTGACGACACATTAACAACTATATTTTCTACTGCCATTGGGTGATTATGGTGTTAAGCCTAAATCTGTAAGCTGTTCTGAACTTAATTTGGTTTTAATCCACTTCTTTTTTAATGCTGATTGGTCAAGTTCATTCTGCGTGTAGAATGCTGTTTCGGTTATTACCGGCACTATCGGGTAGGTAATTTCTACTTTTATACCATTGGCATTGGTAACTACTTTAAGTTCTGACGGGAATACTCCTTTATCTCCCTGTAACTTTTTAAGAATGCCAAGCCATTGTTCTGCATCGGTTCTGTTTTTGAATTTCAGAAACGGCTGCTCAAATTCTCCGAATATAAGGTTAGAATAAACAATCCTGTATTTGGCATCCGCCTGCTCAATAACTCCTTCTAATGATACTTCGTAGTATGATGTCATGTTTTTACATTGTTAGCCACAACCTCCAGTAACTTGCCCCTGAAAGCGGTGTGCCTGTGTTATAAAATGCGAGCTTTGTTCCATCAGCAAGGTAGCCGAGCGATATAAACGCCCACCGTGCCGCGCTGAAACCGCCACTGCCGGAGATGCTTGGTATTCCCGCGATTTTTTCTATCCTTCGGCTTTGGCAGTCAAATCTTATAAATGGCCTTTGATAGGTGGATGCAACGGTTGAGTTTCCAACACAGAAATACATATATCTCCCGTCCTGTGTATGAGGGTTGTAGGCTACATGAAGGCAGTCAGTTGCTACAATAGTGTCCGATGTCGCGCCTCCTGCCCAATCAACTATTGTTAAAGCGTTTGTCCAGCTTCCTGTTGCCGCTCCCGCAATGTCGAATAAATCATAGGTAGTAGTCGCGCCCCTGAATAAAAAGATATTACTTGATTTAACAGCGTTGATTTCATCAGCTACCATTCCGAATGCGAACCAGCCAAATGCGCCTGTGGTCTGCGTTGTCGTCCCCTTTACCGCCCATGTGGTTGTGTCCCACTGGTTAGAGGTATTTACTGCGGTGTAGTTATTGGCGATGGTGTAATTATACATCGTTGTTGTGCCTCCGAAGAATCCGAGAATATTATCCGTCCAGTTTTCAATTACATACTTTGCTGTTGCTGATGGTGTAACCGTCCAATTTGTCGTTCCTGATGAAATGGTGTAAACCGGGGATGCCCCTGCGGTGTGGCTGATTATCCTGCGCCTCTGTCCTACTGCTGTTGGCGTTCCGGTGTCCTCAACAATTCTTATTTGATAATTGCGGTACTGATTTACTAACACTGCCGCATCTCCGCCTGCCGCTTGTCCAGTTATCGTTGTCGCTGCGATTGCCGTTGCTGTCAGGCATTGCAAGGTAGTTCCGTTTATATCGCTGCCGTAAGTTGATGTTCCTAAATATCCCTCTCCTGATTTTCTATCGTGTGGCACATATCCTTCGTCCGTTGCTACTAAGAAATTGCCAGTTGTCGGAACGGTTGCTATTAAGTTTGTAGTGCCTAATGATGATAGTGATGCAGTTAAACAATCATATCTTCTCCACTGATTTGCCGCGATTGCACCTGTGCCTAAATATAAATAACTCCCTGAAAGAAATTCGTATCGGTCATTGGCGTTTGGTGCGGTTGGTAGGGCGGACTCTAAAATGATTGTCGGTGTAGTGCTTGAGGTGTTGGCTACACATCTGCGCTCGGATATAACCCCTGTCACGATATTAATTATTCTAATAATAAATCCTTTGCCATCACCCCTGTCAGCTAATTGATTTTCGCCTACTGTTGCCGGTAGTGCGGTGCTTAATACTACCTTAGTGGTTGTTCCGCCTGCTGCTAATACTCCTGATGGAGATAACGCGGGGCTGAATACTGCTGTGTTGCCAGCCCCGAATCCGCCCCCTGCTCCGAAAGTAGTGTTAATCTGCCCCCACGAATCGTGCATAATATTATACCCGTATTGTGCGGATGCCGTTCCATTAAGATATACTATCGGGTGGTTGTAGCCGTTATTGCGTAAATCCTCTGCTGACCAGTACCCGCTTCCTACTGCTGTTATTGCCGCCATTACCGGCTGTGATAATAGTTCCCATTCGTGGGTGTCGAGGACTTCTATATGTTCATTTATTGATGCTGGCATTTATCGTGTAATTAATTGGCTGTTTCTTGTGTTAATCATTATCTTGTTCTGAAAATAAATTGAAAAGGTCTGGTCAACTAATCCTGAACCTGCTGTGGTGAAGGCTACTGAGCCGCTTATTGGCAGCGTGCCGGCTGATGCGCCCGGTGTAATTTTTACCATCCCTATCTCATTTGTATAAGACGGGGTGTTGGCAACCTGAATTAGTTTTTTTAGCCCTATGATAATGCTATCAAGATGCTCTATTGTTTCCTGTTCTCGTGTGAATCCTTGTGACATGTTTTTAAGTTATTAGTACTCCAAATAAATTAAATGATAATCGGGTATTGCCAGCATAAACTCTTATTACGTCCGTTGCATCAAGCGTTATTCCTACGGTGGCTATAAAGGTATCATTGGCAGGAATAGGCACATCGTAGTATAGGTATTGTTCGTTGGCATCTGCCGCCCCGTTTGGGGCTACTGATACCCGGAAGGTGGTAGCAGAAGCATCCCTGTTGCACACCACTACACTGCTTATAACGCACTCTGTCGCTGCCGCAATGGTAAGTATATCCGTTAAGGTTGTTGCTGCTGGTGCGCTTTGTGCTAATACTCTTCTAAATTCTGCCATCTTACATTCCTCCTAACATCATGTGTTTCCAATATTCCTCGTCTATGCTGGTTAGTTGTGATATTAACATTGCGTCTATCGCGGCTTTTAGTGCTGCGGCCGAGGCAGTTGCCGGAGCTATTATGCGGTTAAAGTCCAGATAGTAAACCCGCTCTCCCTCGTTTATCTCGTACCAGTGCCACTTGAATAATACTATATTCGGGTCGTTAGGGTCAATGTATGTCTCCACATACGCCTTTTTAACGTAAACAAACTGGCCTTCTACCGTTAGCTGAAGGTAAATGGGGCTGTAGTCTACTATGCTTGTTACGTTGCTTGTTGGCATCTACTCTTCCGACCAGGAGCCGGCTTTTGCAGGTTTTATATTTTTGGTTTTTTCAAGAAAGTCATTTACAAGAACAAAGTAGTCGTAGAGGGTATGGTATTTCGTGTCCGTGTTGTATCGTGCGCCTATTTCGTGCCGTTGAGTGAAGAAACTTCTTCGCGTGTTGCCGATTGCTTGCCAGAAGTGGCTTTCGATTGGTATTTTAGTATCTTCTCCAGTGTCGTTTGACAGGTTTGATAAATCTCTTTTGATAATTTTGGCAAGGGTATCAAACTGTCGAGCTGCTGATACAAAAAAAAATCATCAACATCCCCGTTTTTCTTCCATGTCGCTATCTTTTTCTGCGAGTATGTCTCGTTGTAGGTGTAGGGGCTTTCGTTCTCATCAAAGTAGGCTACTGCTGCCATTTTATAGATAAGATTCTTTGGCGGGATAACAAAGTTTACCCGCTCCTCTAAGAAGTTAAGCACCCGGCTTACTTCAAGTATCTGTATCGGGTTAGAATTACACAGCTTTTTAAACTCTTTGACAAACTCTTTTAAGGTAGTAACCTCTATCCTCATACTTATCTCTTCATACACCTGATACGCATCTAATCCACGTTCAGTAAACGTATCAAACATGTCATGCAGCTTGTAGTATGGCTTTCCCCCTGAATAAAACGCTACATCAACAATGTGCCCGGTCTGTAATTCCCACTTCTTGCGCTTGGTGAAGATTAGTTTAAGGAGATGCTGTATGTATTTCCATTTTGTCATCAGTACTGTTTTATTGTTTCAATTAGCTTTTCATCTGTTGACTGTATTATCTTTGAGTTCTTTCGCCCTAACCAGAAAAGGTTGTTTTGATAGTAGTGGTATAGCTTGTACAGCCCCTTTCGATATATTTTTCCTTTCATTGCGCAGTTGCAGTACCCGTGCCATGCCCAGCCTAAGTTGATGATTTGCTCGTGCATTCACGTTTTTAGATTGTTTCTGTTGGATTGGGGTCGGGTTTTGGCGGTTCGTTGGGTAAGAAGTTTGTAAGTTTAATTCCATCCACATTAACCCCAATTGATTTTAAATAATTAACACAGGCGATTGCCTTTGATTTTGTGTCCTGAAATTCTTTTGTTTCTTCTGTCATTTAATATTTGTTCTATAATATTCAATACAACTATTTATTAATGTATTTAATGCGCTTAACCCAAATACATAAATGATATACACTAAGGCGTTATGAAGATTAAGTTCGTAGTTGTACCAATAGATGTAAGTTGAGTGGACGCTCGCCATGCATGTGGGACAATCGTATAGCGGTTTTTTAATATACTCCGGTAAATTGTGGCACAAATTGTCTACCCATGCGTTGACTTCGCCCTCCTGTGTGCTGAGGTGAAAGCCGATAATGAATAGAGAATTAAAGATGAGTAACAGAATTAATTCGCTCATGCTTTTGATTTATAAATCCGCTTGCGCTTTTTCTTTTTGGCTTTTGCCTCTGTTTTCATTGGTTCGTAGTTGTAAAGCCATGAATGAAATTTGTCGGGCTTTGTACTGGTGATGACATGATTCATGCTATCTCAGTTGTGTAGTTAAGGTTAAGTGTCAGGCAGTCGTAAATTGCGTAGCCAATGGTGAATGTTACAGTCTGGTTATTAACATTGTTTATAAATACGGTGATTGCCCCGAAGTCAGGGGTGAAGAATCCTTCTGGAAAGTTGGCTACTCTTATGGTGAAGGAGCCATCTGCTTCGGTAGTTACTGTTTGTGAGTACTTGTTCCCGTGAAGGTCGGTGAATATTAGCGTATAGTCGGTGGCCGCTTGTAGGTCTAAATCTATTACATAATTTCCGTAACAAGAAATGAGGTCGTAAGGATAACAACTTGCACAGCCAGTGGTTTCGGCTACGACCTCGTACCATGCTGCGCTGGCAAGGTAAATGGTGTCTGCCCCGTCTCGGTAGTAAACATCAACCTGCTTACCTAAGAAAAGCGCAATGTCAATGTCACGGGTTATTTGAAGTATTGGGTTTTGATTCGATGCGATGAATCCGCTGCCCCCGGTGTTTATGCAGGTTAGCAGTTCGTTGAGGAATGTATTTAAGCTCATCCCTGTCCAGTCCTGTGAATTGGTGCATAACGTGTAGACTACCCCGTAAATATCAGTAGTCTCAATGTAAAGTGTCTGTACTCCTGTCGGTAAGGTTACGCCCGTAAAGTCTAATTCCGCAATGATTTGCGCCATAGGTGAAATTGGTAAGGTTTACGCTATTTCCCGGTGGCGGGACAGAAAAGTGTATTTCCGAAAAAAACGGACGTTGCGAATATATAAACTATTTCAATACTTTAAAAAGGTTTTGTGAAAAGTATTTAACAAATATCTTACACAATCAAGTAGGTGTGTTTGGTGCTTGTCTTTTGTCTTGTCAATGTCGCCTTCGGAATCTACCTCGCAGTATATCATGTCTTCGATTAAGTATTCACAAGAGGGGTCAATATTTATTTCTCCGTTCTGCAAGATGGAGTTCATAAGTACTCTTGTATCTTGCGCTGCCGGATTAACTGCGGGTTGTTTCATCTGCGTGTCTACCAAATTTAATTCTTTTTTTATTACCGAGTAGTAGTTAATGTTTCCTCTCGTTAGTGCGCTGCGGTTGTGCCCGGTTGCGTCACCTGTGATTATAAACACTGAATCAGGATAGGCTACTTTTATTCTTTGACATAGCTCATAAATATCAGATTGTTCAAGCCTAAATTCTTTGATGATGTTTACTTTTCCTGTTTCTGTTGACTGCGCGGCAATGCAGGTTATCGGGTCAACGTTAAAATCGAACGCTAACTGTAAATACTCCTGTGGATTGTACTCGCACTCTTTGATGTGCTTTTCTTTTGAGAATGCATAGGCAAAAGGATTAAGTGAAAGGTCAACGTCATCCGCCATGAACTCGCACCTAAATGTCATGCTGTCTAATTGATGCTTGACTGTTTCTATTTCCGCATGGTCTATAAATGGATTGTCGTAGGTGGTGAATTTAAACGCTGCCCAATCATCATACTTTGTGCAGGTTCGGAATAGCTCTTTAAAGTAGGTCTTGCCGAATTTAGGTGTAGATAAAAACCATGCCGTCCCTTTGTAGTCGGTTAGTGTTGCTCTGATGGTCTGCTCCCACGCCTCTTTAAACTTGTTTGCCTTCTCGCACTCGTCAACTATTACAAGGTGGTACTTTCTCCCCCTGCCTGAATCGGGGTTGTCCATTGACCAGATGTCAAGCGTTCCGTTGGTTATCGTTGTTATCTGTTTTACCTGTTCGTCCTTTGACCTGATGACTTCAAAAAGGGTGTTCTTGAGCATGTTCCATGTCTCGTAAACATCTTTGTAGGTCGGGGCGTAGTAGGCTACATATTTGCCGTCTAAAAGCGCATTTACTGCAAGGTCTGTGGCGATTTCAGTCTTCCCCCACCGTCTTCCGCATTTAAGAACGTTAAACCGCTTCTGCCCCTGTATTACTTTCTCCTGATTCGGATGGAGGGTTTTCAGGTTTATCGTTAGCTCCACGTATTATGCGAATAATGGTGTCGTTCTCGGTTTCGTTGATGATGTGTTCGGATGGTTTGCCGTATTTATAACCAAAGTAAAGCTGAGCGTGTTGAATGTTTCCTTTAAGGGCTTCTTTTTTAACTGCTTTCCATATTTCCTGTTCTTCCTCTTTAGTAATACACTGCTCTAACGTTTTAGCAAGGCCAAGTATTTCAGCCTTTGTTCGCCTACCTGCTCCGGGTCTTGCTCCGCCTGTTCCTGCCATTGATTTTTATTGAAGATTCAATATCAATTAGTTACAAATCAACTATTCGCATTTCATTACTTTACTTTCGATTGTCCAGTGAAGTCCCCCGTCAACTGAGGTTTTTTTGTAGTAAACCTGGCCTTGTTCGATTTCGTTGTATTCTCCGTTGCAGTACTTTGTCTGGCTTTCGATGTAGGTTTGGGTGGGCTGTCCTGATGCTGCCGGGTCAATGGTTGTGGTCAGGGTGCAGGTTTTGCAGATTGGCTCGTTTTCTTCTTTTGAGCAGCCCATTAAAAAACAGATGAAGCAAATCAGAAGTATCTGGGTTATTAGCCGGATTTTCTTTTCAACTGATTCTCCGTAGATTCTGCTCATTTAATTTAGGTAAACTTCAATTTCGTAAATTACCAAAGGGTGCGTTTTTATTTTCTTGCTTTTGTTTATTAACATAAACATTTGACGCACTCCTTCAATCCTGCCTTTTTCTACTGGCGGTGGCTGAAAGTTTGCCGGGTCGTACCCACTAAAATTTATTCCTTCTAAATCTTCAAACATAATTGCAAATATAGTTTATTTTTTAATCCGTTCAGCAGTTAGCCCTTTTATTTCTTTACCCTCTTTATCAACATTTAACTTGTTCTTGGATTTGAAAGCGAAGTCGCCTCTTAGGTAGTTTTTTATTTCTTTCTGCTGCTGCTTTCTTATTGCTTTGTATTCTTCAAAGCTCATTCCTTCGGGGCGGGCGGTTAGGATAGGTGTTAGTTCCATTATTGATTTATTTCTAACATATTAAAGTTAGTCCATGTTTTTAAGTGTCCTAAAACATCTTTCGGTAATGGCGGTAGCGGCATCCAATATAAAACATCTTCCGCAAAATATAGTTTTTCTTCGGCTTCAAATCTTCTGTTTTCTGTGATAAATATATTTGAACGATGGGTATGTTCTGTTTCATAGTTTTCCATGAATATCGCCCGACATCTCCCGGTGTTAGATTTTAAATAAATATTTTTGTATTCTAATATTATTAAAACCTCTTGTAGATTTTTTGGGTTTTGTTCTTTAGTTGAAATCCATCCGTTTGTATTCATAGTGTCGCTCGTGTTATTTTTTTATCGAAAATATATGTGTGAAGTATCTTGTCAATGTGGTGTTCAGTTTCGGCTATCTTCCATGCCTGCTCGCAGAAGATGGTGTCTTCGCCAAAATTACTGATTCCAAAATCAAGATGCTTGAATTTTTCTGTTTTAAATGCACAGCAGGAGAATGGTTTTCTTTTCGTAATTCCATTGGCGTTAAATTCTTCGTTCTCGTTTTGCAGTGAGAAGTTGATAGTTGATTCGCCCCACTCTTCAATAATAGCGGTTTGGTCGAAGGTGATTATGTCTACATCTGATTCTGCGGCTTTTAATAGCTCTTCAATATAATCCTCGCTGCACTTATCATCATCGTCTAAGAATGCAAAATACTTCCCGTTCGCTAACCTCATGGCTCCCGTTCGCTTTTCTCCGATGGTTCTTTTTTTGTTGTCCATAAAAACAATTATTTCAGCTTCAGGGTAGTTGTAAGATTGTGTTAATAACTTGTCAACAAGTTTTTGAAGCGTAGTAAAGCGTTCTGGGATTGAGCAGATTAGTATTGAGAGCGTCATTTTATTTTAAATTGAATGCAGTAATAAAGCCACCCAATATTAAGATAACAGAAATATTTATCATAATAAAAAGATATGAACGGTAAAAGATTTAGGTTTTTCCAATCCCCGTCTTCTCTTGGCTTGTATAAATTATATACCTTCATTTTATTACTACTAAAACATCATCATAACGGTTTTTGATGTGCCTGCGGTCTATTGTCTCTATTGTTTTTTCTGAATCTATATATTTATAAAACGGAACCACTTCTTGTATATCTTCAATAATATAGATACCATCTTTATTTAAATAAGGTTTGAAGTTTCGGTAAAGTAGCATTTGTTGGTCAAAGCTGTGGTTCGCATCCTCAATTATCACATCAAATTTAATGCCTAAAAAAAACTTTTCTATCGTTGCCTGGTCTTCTGCATCTCCGATAAATATTTTGTGCGTTCCTTCGGCTATTATCGGGCGTAAATCGTACCGGCCTCCTATTGGGGTTTCGTCACAATCTATCCCGTAAACATTCGCTTGTTCTGAAAAGTATCGCTCCCACATTCTCATTGATGCCCCTTCAAGCAGCCCAATTTCTAAAATGTTTTTCGCGGTTGCCCTGTAGGGGCGCAGGATTTCTTCATACACTTCAATATAGCTGTGAATTGACCCTTTGTCAGATTCGTGTCCCTCGGCTTTAAGCTGGTTGTAGATTTCCTGTAAAGTCATTTATTAAAATGATTTTTATTGACATAAAAACATCGGTGTGGCCCTCGTGCATCATAAGCGCTTCCGTAAAAACAATCCCAACCCGCTTGTTTAAATTCTTTAATTACATCATCCATTATACCTTCAAAGGCATAGGCTGGAGTTATTATGATGGCATGATAGTTTTCATTTTTAACAAATATTTCTTCATGCCAATCTTGCTTTAATAATTTTTCATTAAAGTATTCTATTGGAGTGTTCAGTCTGGGGTTGCTATTAATCTCGACTGGTTTTATAGGATGTATTTGGTTCATATCGGATAAAGTTTACCTTCTATTTCTACTGTTTGGGTGTTTGCCGGGAAGCCTAAGTTTTCCGGGTGCCCGATTGATACTATTCTTCCTTTGCTCAGCCAGCTTGCAACTGCCCCTGTTGAGCTTCGGTTCTTGATGTAGTGGGCGCATTTTGAGAATAGCCATACCATTAACACAGGTTGCAGCCCTCTTTCATATCCTGATACATTTGAGAATCTTTCAGGGTTATCTTTCGCTCCGTACGGGGCTTGGATAAATTCTTCAACTACAAACGCCTGCGGATATTTATTTAACAGCGGGTCAAGTATTCCCTGCTCTTCGGCTGTACACATTATTCGCATATCATCCGTTAATACTTCATCAATGAATGGGAAGTAGGTTTCTATCGATATTCGCGGCCTGCCGTCAAGATAAATATCTGTGCCCCTCCATGTTATTCCGATTGTTTTTGTAAAGTCAATTTTGTATTTGTCAACAATCGCCCGCCCTCTTTGATTCGTTGCTTCGTTAAATTTTAAATGCCTTTGATAGTATTCTTTTATAACGCTTAGCGGCTGCGCCATAAAGCCTACCGGAGTGGGGTCTGCCCAGTTTTCCCATGTCCATGTTTCTTCCCGTTTTTTATTTCCGAATGGCTGCTCAAAAAACCAGTCATAGGCGTTAGGAATTTTCTGAAATTTAGCATCATCGTTGTAAGATTGTACCGATAATCCTTTCGGCCAGTTGATGTATGCCGTGTGGCCGGTTTGCTCGGCTGCCCACATTTGCCAATAGTGGCAGTACAGCCACGTGGTGAGGGTGCTGTGTATATCGTTTTTCTCTAAGAATATATTCATTTTTCTTTAAACACTTTTACTGGTTCATCATGATTTCCTCCCATTGGTTCACATTTATATCTTAAATTTATTCTTTTACAATTTATGCAGTATTGAATGTATTGCCATCTTTCAACTGAAAATGGTGAAACACGATAAACAAAATATTTTGCTGCCCCGCAATTCCAGCACTCCTCTAATGAATCGTTTTGGTTGAGACTTTTTTCTTTTTCTAATTCAAAGCATGTCTCTAATTCCTGTTCAGAGATTTCTTTTGATAATAAAAGTTCGCGTATTTTCATATCGGTGTAAGTATTTCGCCATCGTGCTTAATTTCCGGATAAACAAATCCGGTTTCTTGATTGATTGTTTTCCAGCTACCGTGAAAACCGAATGGGCTGCTGTGGTGATAGTGTGGATTCGGATTGCCTCCCTGACCGAAGTGTGACGCTGTTTTCAGGTCTGCAAACTTAAATCCTTCCGCCTCTAACTGATGACGGTGGGTGATTGCTATCTCGCCATCCTCGTACATCCTTATGTTTTTTTGAAGGTTGTGCGCCTGTTCGTTCGTGCCATCCCACTGGGGATATTTTTCGGAAACAGATTGCATGATTGATTTGCTGCGAAACGAAAATCCACCTACTCCCATAACGTCATACTGATTAAACAGTGCTCCAATGTAGTCGTACTGCTCCCATTTTTTGTTCCATGCCTGCGGGTTGAGTATCCACCCGTCTCGTTGAACTATCAGTATGTGTTTGGTGTCTACATACTCGTGAATTTTTTTTAGCATGAATACCGAGTAATGAATAAGTGTTTTTACTTCCTTTATTTCTACTTTATGAGGATAGTCGGTGGAGAAGTGTGTAAGAAGTTTTATGTCTGCGAAGTCACAGAGTGCCTTGCACCGTTCTACTACTTTTATGGCGCGGTCAATGTTGAGGCAGTCAACAATTAACAGGGTGGTGGTGTTTAAATTTGGTTTCATCTTTTTTGTTTCCATCCGAGCGACCTCTTGCGGTTTATTTCTTTGATGCGGTCGCGGTAGTAGTCCCGGTAGTCCCACGCCATTCCCTGTGACAAAAATATTGCTTCTTTGTTGAGCGGTGTCGCTTCGCTAACGTAGTGAATCCATCCCTCCGGGTCAGTGTAGTTGAATCCGTGTTTGTGCATGATTAGGCTGAGGATGGTTTGGTCGTGGCGGGTTCCAAATATTCGCGGGTCGTCTCCTAATTGGTTGTCTTCGTTCTTCCAGCTTCCTTTGAAAAGATGAATGTTCTCAAAGTACTCTTTAAAGATTGTTTGCCCTGCCGGGTGGTCGAAGTTTAGCCCTACAATACATGCCATCGCGTGAGGTATGGAGTACGCCTCTTCGCGGGTGTAGCCGAACGCTTTTAGCTGCTCATCACTTGACCAGTTACCAGTGCTCCATCCGTTTCTAAGAACAAAGTAGCCGTCTTGTTTTATCTTGTCAAATATCGGGGTAGGGTTGTGCTGTGCCCACACTGCGGCATCGCACCACACTACCATCTTGTGCAGTCCCTCGTCTTTAATATCTTTAAAGGCGTAGGGCTTAAACGCGTAAGGTATTTGGTTATGTTCGGGGCATCCCTTTGGATAGGTGTTTTCCCATACCCGGTGGCGCAGTCCGTACTTGGAGATGGACTCAACCAGCCTCTTTTGCCCTTTTGGATGCCAAAACTTTACCGCTACGTTTATGAACATTTTCCTATTAGTAGATTTTCATCATTAAACAAAATCTCTTTATATCCCGCAGCTAAGTTAAGTATTTCTTCTTTCCTTCCATCATGCTCGATGCACCATAGTTTACAGTTTTGAAACTCGCTGAACATCTTTAAGAATAGCTCTGCGCTGGTTGCTTCGGTGTCTATGTTAATGAAGTCGAAAATGTCTCCGTACTTTTCTTTTAGTGCAGCAAAGTGAATGCCGTAAACTTGGGTAGGCTTGAACGGCACATGACTCCACTTTGCTACATGGTCGGTGTTGGTAGTTGATAGAAAATCCCCGTTGGATTCGTAGAATGTCTGCCATCCTGCGGTAATTCCTACCACCGCATTTACTATCTCGGTATTTAGTCCTTCCATGTTTTTTATCAGTGCCGGGATAAGATGTGCCGAGGGCTCTACCATCACGCCTTTCCATCCATTTAAGAGTAGCTGGTAGGAGTTGGACATTACCTTGCCATCCGCACTACCGATATCCAGCAGCGTTCCTGTGCTTATGTTTTGTTCCTGAAAGTAGTTCAAGATGGAGTGTTCTTCGGTTTTTTGCGAGTACATCTTTCTATTAATTATTGCGGTGTTTCATGTAGGCGTATGGCCGGGCATCATAGCCCTGTATGCCATATTTCTTTTTTAGTGATTCATATTTTATAAACTCTTCTCTTGTCATAAAATCTAATATGGGAAAAAATAATTCAGTTAATTCCTTGCCTAATATTTTTCCCGATTTTTCCTTAACTTTACTAATCTCTTTATATGGTGTTGTAGATTTTCCATCAATTAATTTTTCTCCAAACATTACTTCTTTTACCGTTACTCCAAGTACTTTCATGTTCAAGTCTGATGGCCTGCCAATTAGATAATAGAATCTATAAAACTCTTTTTCTAAATTCCAAATTTCCTGACACTGCTCTTCCGTCCACTTCATTTGTTTTTATTGTCTTTCATTGATTCATACATTATTCGGGCAATCTTTTCAATCGTCCGGTTTAATCCTCTTGGGGTCAAATATATTTTCTCTTGTGAAGTAACATAGGTTCTTATAAGGTCTTCTGTTTTTCTATCGCTTTCGGCTTTTGTTCTATTATTCTCTACCTGAAATAAAACATCCTTTGCAAGTTTTAAGGCTTCAATTTGCTTTATGTTATTATATTTTCTAATGTAGTTGGCTAATCTTATTATGCTTTTTATATCAGATGTTTCAAACAAATAGTGGTCTTCTATTGTTTCTGCTTGTGCTGGCGTCATGGCACTTTTCTCTTTTAAATGTTTTCTATAACTAACGGCTAAATAGGTTAAATATACAATCAGAATTAATATAAATATTGCTATATTATAATTCATTTATTTCTACGATACTGATAAAAATACATTGGCTGGTCTATAAAATACTCGGTTTTCAGCAGCCCTGATTCTGCCATTCTTTTTGCAAAGTCGGCATCTTCTCCAAAGGATGTTTCGGGGAATTTTACCTGTCTTGCCAGCTCAACTTTCATCGGGTTGAGGTGGTTGGGTGGGCGGAAGTAGATGCCTTTTTGCTCGGTGTATTTTAGTCCAAGTTTATGAATGAATGTCTCCGGCTTTTTGCCCTCTGAGGTTATGATTCCTTTAAAGGTTACTACGTCCACCCCTTTGTTTATTCCTTCGTGCACTCGTTCTACGTAGTCTGAGCTTACTAAGTCATCATCGTCTATGAATGCACAGTATTCGGTCTCACATTTGTCAAGCAAGTGGTTTCTCTTGTGGCCGATGGTTTCTTCGCCCCTGTCTTCAAGGATGAATATCTTAGTATCTATCTGCTTGCACTGCCCACCGATAACGTCTATCAGCCGGTCCAGAAAGTGCTTGCGGCTTGTCAGGGTTGGGATGAGGATGGTTAGCTTACACAAAATCTTTTGCCTTTCTTTGCTCGTAAATCTTTTTTCCTAAATCCCATGCTGATTGGGAGTTTTCGCGGTTGTAGGTGTGGTCTTTCGGGTTTTTGCCGTTGATGAAGTGCCGGTGTTCAAACTTTAAATCAGAGTAAATCAGCCAGCCGTTTTTCTTACAAACATCGTGCAGCTCGTTGTCGGCAAACATGGAGAAGTAGCGCGGGTTGTAGATGTGTCCGAGTTTCTCGTAAATGCCTCTGCTTATTATTGGTAGTGTCATGCAGCCGGACTGGTTGCCGTTGATGCAGTCGTCTATCATTATTGCGAAGTTTTCTGCCGGTTCGTTAAGGTGCGTTGTAACTAATCCGCTTAATCTGCCTGAAGTGTTTTTTATTTCAACATCCCAATCTTTCGGGCATCCAAAATCATCGCTAACCACTATTAAACAATCTCCTGTTGATAACTTGGCTGCGTTGTTTACCGCGTCTATCATGCTGCGATTTTCATTGATTAAAAGTTTTATGCCGGTTTCTTTGAACTGGCTTTTGTAGCAGTCTATCTGCGCATCGTCTTTGTCAATGCTTAGTATGTACTCGTACTGGTTCTGGTCGGAGGCATTGCCCATCCATTCTACAAAGGCTTTGTATGCCATTTGGCAGCGTTCGCGGCTCGGATGTATCAAGGTGTAGCGCATTTTACTGAACTCTTACAAGTATTGTGTGCCCGTTTTCGGTGTAGGTGCGGAATTTCCAGTTGAGTTTGCGGGTTTGCGCCTGCCGCTTTGCGCAGTTTAAGGCTACGCTTGAGGTAATTGTATCAAGTACTCTCCTTTCGCCCAACTCCATATTGTAAAAATGGTGTATGGGTTTCCGGCCTCTATTTTCCGGGATGACTATTTCCATGATGGCGCAAAGATATAAATAAATATTTAATTAAATGATAAAAAAATAAATAAAAATAATTGCCTTGATTTTCAAACACTTGCTATATTATTGCAATATTTCTTTTATTATTACTTGTACATATTAAAATAAGCATTATGTTTGCACCGTATTTATAAACAATCATTCACTAATTAATCAAACAATTTAAAAACGTATCAATAAAATGAACACAAATTTTGAAAACATTTCCGCGCTTCGTAAAGCTGCATCAGGTAAACAGTTATTTGTTAAATGCGGGCAGTTGCCTGTATTGATTAAAAAGTCAGCAATTAACCGCGCTTTACTTGGGCAAAAGTTTTACGCCTCTGCCTTTGCTACTGACCGCGCACTGTATATTAATTCTATTCAATTATATTAATATGAAAGTTGAAATTAACACTTTCTCTATGAATAGGGGGATATCACCTTTAAACACTTAGAAAAAATGAAGAATGAAAAAGAGAAAAACGACAAAAAAATTGAAAATCCCGAATTAAAAAAACAATGTGTAACTATACATGGGGATTCGGGGCATTATTATTTATCCAAAGGGATAAGCCATATTAACGGTATTCCTGTTATACAAACGACATCGCCAGACGAAGTTCCCCCCTTGGAACAGATGGAGGATTAATATCATCTATTATTCCCTTTTGCAAAGCAAACTTTACGTCCTTGCTTTCACCTTGATTAAACAAAGTATTAATTTCTTCTGCTGTTAATTTTGTTCTATTAACAAAGGTATCTACTGTTCTACTTTCCATCCCCTCAAGCATACTAAGGTTTTCTTTTATTAGTGCCTTCCCAACGGGGGCATTAAAGCTAAGAGTATAGCCATGAAATAAAAAAGCAGCGTTTGGGGCTGCGTACCTCTTTCCGCCTGCTATAAAAATAATATTGGCAATAGAATCAATAGTTCCAATATTGTGCATTGTTACAGTAAGTTTACTTTGCAGCGAAATCAGAAAATTATACAAAGTAAATCCAGCATCCACATCACCACCTTTTGACGAAATAAAATAATATAATTCTGTTGGATTATATTTACTAATTACATCAGTAGTAAATTGGATGAATTTATTAACCTTTACTAAATCAATACCATCATAAAAATTAATGTAAACTGTTTTTTGATTTTCCATTAATAAAAAAATTATTTATATTGAGGGAATGGATAATGGCTGCATTATAATCAATAATGATATTTAATTTATTAAAAAGAAAAGGTCTTCATTGAGTATTAAAATAGTTCTGAATGCCTACACAGTTCATTATTAGCGTTGTTCCAATCATACTTCCATCGCCATCTAAGTTTAGTTTATCGAAATAACCAATTATAATGTAAAGATATTGCGCATCAGTTAGTTCAGCTAATACAATAGGATGTATGCTTTTTCTTGGAGCTGAAGAATAAAGAGTTTCAAAGTCTGCACTAAATTTATGATGAGAAATAATATTTGATAAAGCCTGGACTGTTCCATCGACTTTTTCATCAAGTTTGTTATCCATAAATAACGCAACTAAATTTTGTGGAGTAAGTTGAGTGTAGTATTCACGAGTACTTTCTGTTCTAACAAAAGCTAATCTATTTGAATCTGTAAATAAAAGCCCGTTTACGCTTGGCGGTTGGGCTTGCTGTGTTTCTTGTTGAAATTTTTCCTTTATCTCAAAAAAGTCCAATATTGGAATTTCGCATTCTAAGCAACAAGATTTCGGAAGTTCTTTAACTTCGGTTTCTATAAAATAATTTTTGTCTTTTAAGAATTTTATTAAATCACTGAACATATTAATTATTAATAAGGTCACGCATTGGTTCAGCTAATTTCTTATAAATAGGATTTTTATCATTCGTTACATCTATAAAAGTTGTAAATCCACCTTCCGATTTATCGCCAAAATAAAAACGAGTTTTGTTGCTTACTAATGTATTTGCCTTACTGAACTTGGAAAGGGCTTGAATCAGATATGGCGAATGTGAACTAATTACAACAGGTATTCCACTTGCGCATAAACTCACAATGATTTTAGCGTATTCAATTTCCCATTGTGGGTGCAAGTGAACCTCTGGTTCATCTATAATTAATAGCGAGTTTTGATTAACGTATGTAGGATTTAGTAATAATTGGAGTAATCCTAATGATTTTACTCCAGTAGCTATGTTAAAAGCCCGGACAATAGCTCCATTGTTTTTTATAAAAACTATTCCACCCTCATCACTTTTAAATTTCATTTCTCCAGAAATAACAGATTTAATCATTTTAAATATTTCCGCAAAGACATCACTACTAACAGGAGGTGAAATTTTAACTTTTTGAGAAATGTCAGAATAGTGCAATGGTAAATCCCCTCGCTGATTTCCCGTTGGGGAAAATGCTAAACTATTAGTAATAAATTCTGCCAACTGTACAATCGTTGGCGTTTCAATTATTGTTGCATCTTTTAAATAGAACGGATTGTCAACCTTAAATGATGAAGTTAAGTTTTTTTCTACTACAAGTTTAAGAATAGACGTTACCCCTTCTTCAATATTAATACTAAGTTCATTGTCTGTTAAAAGTGAATTAATTTGACTTTGAAATATTCTTTGAATGATGTTTCTGTCAAAATATGTTTTATATTTTGCTTCATCCGTTGGAATATCCTCTAAAGTCTGAATAATTTTTTTTTCGTATATGTTGATATTTAAAATTGCATCTTCAAACCTCTTTTTCGTGGAATCAGGTGCGTTTACTTTGGTTGATTCTAAATCCTCCTTTACTTTGACAATATATTCCCTAACCTCGTTTGCAAGTTCGGCATTAACTGATTGCACTCTGCCAATGTAAAGATTTACTAATTTTTGAACTAAAATATTCGTATTAAATTTTTGAGCCTTATCTTGAGTGAATGGAATAACAGACCTATGGGACGAATTAATATTATTTAAATTGTTCGTTGACTGGGAATACTTCTCGATATTCATAAAAGTATCGGCATTATTTATTGTTTTAATAATCGAATAAATACCTTTGCTTATAAAAGATTTCCCTGTATCATTGGTTCCGGTTATAACAGTTAGTCCATTAACTTCAATAGAAGCCTCTTTAACAATGCCGAAATTTTTAAAAATGAATTTCATAGTTAATTATTGCTGAAAAAATAAAAGTTTACAAAAGTAGCAATAAAAAAATCTCCAACAATTTGACTATCAGACTAATTTTTTTTCATGTTTAGTTGCAAGTTTGAAACTTATTACTATCTTTGCACCCATGAAAGACCCATTTATAGGCTTGTTAACAATAAAAAATTATGCTGATAAATTCAGCGTTACCACTTCTTATATATATAAATTGATAAAACTAAAAAGGGTACAACCAGTAATAATAGACGGAGTAAAATTTATTGACACCATAAAATTTCCACGCATACCAACCAAATAATATTTTTTTTACCGAAACTGTTTCAAGTTTCAAACTTCTAACCACTATGGAAAACACAAAATTTACTTACAAAGAATTTAAAAGAATCTATCCGACTGATACAGCATGTTTGCATAAAATATTCATGCTTCGATATGGACATTTAACCCATTGTCCTAAATGCAAAGAACCCGCAGCATGGCGCAGAATTACAACAAGACGTTGTTATCAATGCAGACATTGTTACGAGCAATTCTACCCAACAGCTGGAACAGTATTTCACAATGTACGCAGACCTTTAACCGAATACTTTTACATTATGTTTTTATTTACAACCACTCGTCATGGTGTGGCAGCAAAAGAAATTGAAAGGCAATTAGGTTTGCATTATAAAACCGCTTTCAGAATGTGTCATGTAATCCGCAGGTTAATGGATAAAATAGGAACGGATAAATTAAAAGGATTTGTTGAGGCGGATGAAACCTATTTTACGCATGGTAAAAGGGATGGCGAAAGGGGTAAAACACCCGATACACAAACACCCGTATTTGGAATGATAGAAAGAATGGGAAATGTAAAAGCGTTTGCATTGGATGAAGTAAAAAAGCGGGTAATCTTTCCGTTAATTGAACAGCACATTGACAAGTTAGCAAAATTAAGCACGGATGAATTTGCGCTTTATACTAATGTTGAAAAGGAGTTAGGCATTAAGCATGGAGCAGTAAAACACGCAATGGGACAATATAGAGCGGGCGACATAACCACAAATACTATTGAGGGGTTTTTCGGGCAATTAAAAAGAATGGTTTACGGTGCGCATATTCACATCAGCAAAAAGTATTTACAGGTATATGTTTCTGAATGTGTATTCAGATACAACAATAGAAAAAATCAAAATGGAATGTTTGAGGCTATTCTAAAGAATCTCCCTTTAGCTTAAGCATTTCACCAAGCAATTTATCAAAGTCCTCTTTGCCTTTCGGGTTGTAATCCTCGTCTTTCATCTTCTTAAAAAATTCCTCTCGATATACTTTTTTCTTTGAACCCCTCCCACCCTTCTTTTTATAAATAAGATTATCGGGTAAATTAGGTTTGCGTTTTGGTTTCGCTTTTTTCTTTCTCATTTCAATGCAAAGTACGTAACAACTATTTTTATAAACAAGTGTTTGTACGTCCATCTAAATAATTATATTTGTTCCTGTATTTAATTCAAAATTGTTTCAATGAAAAAAGTATCTGATGATTGGATTGATAGCGAACTAATAAGGCTATCACAAAAAGACGCTGTAATAAAATGTGAACGGTTTATGTTCCGGCTAACAGCAGAAGCCATAATAGAAGATTCGTTTCGTGTCAGTAATGAGGCTGCGCCAAACCCACCCGGTTATTTTTATGTAAAAAAGAAAATAATTGATTTAGTAAATAAAGAAAAAATGGGAACAGATGGTGCAATAACTCACCTGCAATTATTGAACAATGATAAATTCAATAAAAAAATACAAGACGCAACCATTGAAGATGTTTATAATATTGCTGCGCCAAATTACCCGTTAATGGATTATAAACAGTCTTTCGTTAACGCTGTATTTAATGCTCAAAGCTCATTGTATTGGACAATCAAATACACATTAAAAACAATAAAACTTACTTGTGTTTCATTAAGTGTAATTGATGGAACTGCCATACTATTTTACATTAATCAATTCAATGAAATAAACAGCATGAAAGTAATTAAGAAGCAAATAACCGATGTGGAACTATTTGTACCTACTAAGAAGATAGGTAATAAGGTCATCAGTTAAATGTTTGTTTTGCTCAAACCAATTATAAAAAAACAAATCCGGCTTATCCGTTGGAGTTAAAGAATTAAATAATAAAATGCTTGAACATTTCTCTTTAGAATTTAGCAACGTAAGCAAGCCCTTTTTGATTCTCTTTTTTTCTTTTGTATTCATATTTAAACCCATTTATAATTTTCATTTCAAATCTTTTTTTGCGGGTTTAAATTCTGTTAAGTTTTATCTTTCAAGTGTTCGTACGTGACAATCACCTTCACAAAGATATAATTTAGAGGGACAAACCCGAATATTCAAACTAAGCAAACAAGCTACAAAAATAGTAAAAAATAAATTTAACAATCTAACTATAAATAAATAATAATATGAAAACAAAAATAAATTTAAGTATTGACCGGGCGCAGGAGCTTGCCAATATGCTACACACTAACATTTTTGAGGGCGTTAATGCAGCCGATGAAATTGTGTTTCGCTGTAATTGCATGACAATAAAACAGGCATCTGAAAAGGTTAAATTCGCTTTTGGGGATGGTGCGTATTTTATTAAAGTGGTGCAAGTGCCGGTTAAAAAAGTTAGTCAGGATGACCGCAACCACGAAGCGCAGCAATTAATTTATGAAGTATTAGAACATATTTCAGCCGGGCGAATGAATATAGACCTGATGAAACAGAAACTAATTCAGGCAGCCAAAAATTTACCCTGCAAACTTCATTCAGGTTTATCTAAATATAATTAATCCAATAACTCAAAGAACACAATTCAAAAATACAAATTAATAATTAAATAACAAAGCTATGACACAAAAAAATGAAAACAGAAAAAATTGAAAAAAATTACATTTTGGCTTATAAGTGCCGTAAAATGTCAAGGGTTCCTAAGTCGTTTCCTTATGCCGGGGCGGTTCAGGTACTCGATGCGTGGACAACTAATAGCTCATACGAAAAAATGACGGGCTTTATCAAAGACGCTTTAGAACTTGGAGCCACTCATATATTCTGGATTCCTGCCGGAGCTACACAGGGAACACTTGTACCAATTTCAAAATCTTAATTCACTCAACGAATGAAAAGACTAAGACTTTTAAAATTATACAACATGGAGGACTGGCAAACCGGCAGATGTTCTTTTAAGCAATACTCCCGGTCTTTTACAATCCGATACTATCTTAGAAAACTGAAAAGATTAAGAATTAAAATAATATGGTAAACATAAAATTAAAAATATGGAAAAACTAAAATTAAATGATAGTGGGTTTGAATCCGAAAAGTATCGAAGTTTCCTTGTTACTGACGATGATAATTTAACGTTGCGGGCGCAAGTTTATGGCAACACTTTAGAAGAATCAAAAGCTAATGCCGAACGCCTTGTTAAGTGCTGGAATATGCACGATGATTTAGTAAGGGCAACTAAACTGCTTTTGGGGGCGTTAATGCTATTAACTGATAACGGGGATGACCTTACAGCGGAAGGGCTTATAAATGTTGAGGAAATAAAAAAAATATTAAAACAAGATAACGAATAACTAAAATTAAAACTATGAAAAAAACATTTTGGATTTCTTTTGCAACTGATGAAACAGGAAATTTAGGCTGCTGTATTGTGGATGCGAAAAATGAAACGGATGCTATTAAAAAAACGTGGAAGCTGAAAATTAATCCGGGCGGTCAGGCGATGCTTACCGAATACGCATTGAATGAAAGCGCTAAAATTGAAATAGCTAAGTGGGGGAAAAATAAACTTATCAGCCCCGAAGATTTAATGAATGACGGGTACAAAAAGCTGAAAGATTTGGATTTAGATTTGCAGGATAAAATTACAAACCTTACCCGCGTTTCAGGGGTGTGTGAAAAACATAACAAAAAATGAAAAACTTCTCTGAATCTTTACTTTGCTTGGCTCTGTTCCGGGCTGATAATTGGTACGAAAAATATTGTTGCATTGCATTTTGGGGAACGGTTATTTCGTTGTTTACATTTATAATATTTGAATTATGAAATCAATTTTTTATTCGTGTGTGCATCCAAAAATCCGGGAGCAACTACTTTGGTTAGATGTTTCGCCATACCATTGCGGGGGCGCGGCTATGCCTGCCTCTTGGTGGCTCGCTTACTTTGGAAAAGAGGTGGAAACATTTACGTGTTCGGTTTGGCTGGATGCGGATGTTTCAAGTAACTAAACTTCTTTTATTATTATGCCGTCAATAGCTTCCATTAATTTCTTTTTTATTCTGTAAACAGGGAGCGTTCGGGTAAATTTACTCTTTACGTCCTCAACTACATATTCGTCCGGTTCAGGAATATCATTTGCGCCCATGCTTAAAGTTGTATAAACAAAATCGGCAATGTATTTACAAATTACAAAACCATTTACTGATAAAATAAATTCCTTTTGGCATTGCAGGTTTGTTATTAGTCCGGCTTTTTCCATCATGGTTAATTCTAAATACCTGGCTGCCTCTTTTTTGCTGTCAAACTTTCGCCCGTGTGCCTCAACTACCTTGTTCCGGTACTTGTTCGGCTTTTCTGTTACCACTGTCCGGCTGTGGCTTAGTTCTTTTTCCTGATGCGCCCGAAGTTCGGCTGATGTCCATTTAACGCCCATGTTACCTCTCGATTTCTTTTACTTTTAGTTTATTTTCCCACAAATCTAAATATTCAACCATTAACACGCCTTTGTCGGTTATCGCTATTTGTTCAATTTTAGAATAACAGTAATTGTGTTCCGCAAATAGCTGATTAAGTTCTTTAATTTGGTGGTCGGTTAAAACTTGGAATGTGCCTGTCATTTTAACCAGCCCTTCTCTCTTGCCCTTATTGGTTTATCGTGGATGTAGTTGTGTCCCGCGCGGCTGACCGCCATCCATGTGCTGACATCTAAAAAATGTGCTGACCGTTTACTGCCCGCAAAAGTATGGTGTACTTCTACGCTGGGGTTGCCAAAAATGGCGCACTTCGGATTCTCTTTCAGGAATTTTGCCCGCAGCTTTAGGTATTCCCGGTTCTGTATTTCACGCTTTTTTGACATTTTTCGGATTGGCTTGGCTTTATTAGGTCGCTTATAGGCTCGTTTCGCGGGTTGGGTGGTATCGGAATACCTTTTAACCTCTTTTAGTAAGTCCTGTGCCTTCTTTGCAAGCCTTTTGGGGTACTTCCCCGCTTTTAGGTCAGCCTCTAAATTGGCTTTTTGCCTATCCCACCACTTCTTTATGCCTTTTTCCCGGCTCTTTCTCATGCTTTCGGTTAGGTTCATGTTATGCGGTTTTGGCGGGGTGTAAATGTTTGATTTTGAAATTATTAACAATTTCTGTCAGCCCCGTGTGCGATTTGCCCGTTCGTGTGTATTCTTGATATTCAAACTCTAATTCTATCTTTTCTCTCACTTTGCAGATTTTGCAAAAAATTGTTTTGTGTGATAGGTCGGTTTCAATGGTGCTGCTGTCCGGCAATGGCTTTTTCTTGCCGTTCATCCTTGTGCGGGGGTTGTTCTGTATTACATCCTCTTTGTGGAATACGCTTTTCTGAAAGGGGTGCTTGCTTCGTGCCATTATTTTTTCTTTTTTCTCTTTATCCGGTTTTTCCTGTATGATATGCCAATTCTTTCATACATAGCCCTTTTTTGTTGCTCCTGATACTCAACCATTTTGACAAGTTCGGGGTTTAGTCCTGCGGGTAGTGGGAATAGTTCTCTCATTTCATTGCTCCATTACTTGTTTAATTGTGGCGGTGAAAGTGAAATTTGATACGTCCCATTTCTCTAAATTGGGGTCTTTGTTGAGGGAACGTAGGGCGGTGCGCTGATAAAACCTGTCCTGATAATCCTCTGCGCTGCGGGCAATCGTTTCTGTTGTCAGCACTTCTTTGGTTTTTTTGTGGGTTATACGCACCGAAAATAATGCAATCATCTATTCAGGCTGTTAGTAAGTTCAATAGTTCATTTTTTATTTTTTCCTCCCCTGAATCTACTCCATATTTTATTTTTTCTAATTGCGCAATCCACGATAATTTATATTCTTTTTTCAATGTAGGAATGGATTTTATAAACACATTGTAATCTGCTTTACTTAATACGGGGTCGAAATTTTCAGCAGCTTTTATTTGTTCGGGAAATATCGAGGGGGTGCGCCATCCTTTTACTATTTCACCGTATGTTTTATGTAAAATGCCTTTTACGATTTCTTTTACCTGTTCCGGTTCTGCTCGTTTTTCGTCTGAGGGTATAGCTATATGGTTAGACTTGTGAATGGATTCTCGGTATGCGCTTTTTTCCTGTTCAAATAATGATACCGCTTTAAATAATATTGCGGGGGTGATGGTAAAGCTGCTGCCATAAACTTTGAGTTCTTCAAGGTGTGAATTTAATAAAAAGAATTTGAAAAACAAAATTATATCATCCCTTTTCCAGTCCTGTTTATTTTCAAGTATGTTTTGAGAAAATATAACGGGAGTGTTCACCAAATCGGATTGCGGGTAGTTGGCTTTAATAAAGTTCAGCGTTTGCAGGGCTATCCACTTTTGCAGGGGCTTTTCAAATCCGCGTCTTTTTAAAGACAGGAAGTTGATGCCTTTCTTTTGCAGGGATTCGGAAACGCTGCTAACCGATTTTCTCGGCAATCTGCTGCTCGATACTTTTTGAATCTCCGTTCCCATTTTTGTTAAACTGTTTTGAGTTTTTATTCCATGTTGCTAACCTTCGGCTGATGTCGAATACTTTTTGCATTTCAAATTTCATCTTTTTACCGTTAGGGCTATGTTCTGACCAATAATTTACGAACTCAATTAGCATTTCGTCTGAATACTCATGCCTGAATAACGATACATCGGATATGAATTTGGCTTTGCGGTTTTCAATATTGTCTTTTCGGGTTTCGATAAACGAATGAGCATAGGCTATAATCCTCTGTTCTAATAAGTTCCGGTATTCGTTAGTAACATTCTCAAAGGTCTGTTGCACGTCATCGGCAATTTCTTTTGCGGTCAGCTTATCCATTTGGAGGTTATGGTTAGGAGATTCATTTTATTCTTGCATCCATTCTTCAAATGTAAATTTATAATGGATTGTAAAGTTAAGTTTTGCGGGCAACACTATGTTGTGGTCTTCCTTTTGATAGCGGGCAAACATAGTATATAGGGCTTGCGCTTTTTTAATTAGTTCGTCCTCATTCCACGAATCAACCTGAATAACAATTCCGCTCAATTCTTTAATGTAGGCACATAGGTAAAAAACATATTCATCTTTTTTCTCAATAAACTCCTCGTCTTTTATTACATTCAGAATTACGTCCGTTGTACCCGCATTGGCAAATTTTTTAACGTCCTCTTGTGTCATTTATTGTATTTCTCATAATGGGCAGTTGCTTGACGTTAGTTTATTCTTCATCTGCTTCGCTTTCCAATTCGTTCCATTGTTCACCACAAATCTCCTCTACGTCCGTCCACTGTTGTAGATTCTGAATAAACAATCCTCCTATTTCTTCACGATTTTTCCAAAGATAGTCGTCAAGGCTTGTCCCGTTTTCTTTTGCTTCGGCAGCATCCTCTTTATTTTGCTCTAAAAAATCGCCAATAATTTCTTTTACGTGGGTGTCGAAATCTTCATCGGTGGTGTGAATAGTTCTCATAGTTTTATTTTTTTACAAGTTTAAGTAAGTGAATTTCAAGATAGTTGTTGAGAGAGGGGCAAGTAGATTTTTCAGCAAGCTCCTGCAATTTCTTTTTTAAGAATTTGTTTTTTGCCTGCGGGCGCACTACTATTAGCCCTGTATTATCTCTTTTGGTTTTGTTCATTGTATAATAATTATTGTGCAAATGTATAACCATTTTTTGATTTGCCAAATTATTTCTTAAAATAGTTATTAACACCCCCTGTTAAAAATATTTTCTTACAAATTTGTTTATTTCATTTATTTGCTTAATTTTGCACCACCTAAAATAACCAAACCCAAAAGTTCAATGCTGTCCATTGAATACACAAAGATAGTACTCCCGTCCGCTTCTTCGCAGACAAACGAGCCCGTCAATTATTGGACAGCAATAAATTGGCGGGTTTTCGCTTTTTTAGCGGTGTAATTAAATCTGTTTCGCACACGGGCAACCGCCATCTTGGATGCCTAAATGAAAGTTAAGGTTGACCTATCATAGTCAGACATGAAGCGATAATGCACTAATAAATGGCTTGTGCTAAACCCATTCAAAGTTCTGATGACAGCAAACCGGAAAATGTCCTGCTCTGTTCCAACATAACAACAGGCGACTGATACCTAAAGAGGGTTTGAATCCGGTGATGCTCACGTAAAAAACAGTAATCAGGGGCGTGGAATGATAATATACCAGTGCTGTTAAAGATGATTAACAATAACAGCAAGCTTCTATTCAGGGCATTAAACCCCTCTATCAGGAGAAGATGTTGATATTACACAGCAAACAAAAAAACATCAAAAAAAGTACCCCCTATTCCTGTAATAGCTTAGATGGTGTTGTTTTTTAAAATCTTTTCAATGTGGCTTAGGCAGGATTCCGCTGGCTTGCCCATAGCCTCATAACAACTAATTATACCAAGTATAGCCCGCCACATTTCAGTCCCTTCTATGCCATTAGCCATTGTTTTTTTAAGTGTTTCGTAGTCCATCTTTAAATTATTTTAATGTTCCGTTTTTTAATTTCTGCTTTTTCCTGTAATTGTAGTTAGCAAACAATACCGCTTCGGGGTGAATCTTTTAATATTTTTTGCAGCCTTGCAATTTCTGAATAATGATATTGTATTTTCTTTTCTATGTCGTTGGGCTGAACGGTTGCATTTATTAATACCCGGAATTTGTTAAAATCTTGCCTTAGCCCGGCAGCTAAAGCCCCCCTTGTGTAGTTTTTCATAAGATTCATAATAGAGGCATGGTCTCGGTTAAGCATAAAACCCACTTGCGCATAAGAAAACCCTTTAGCGCGGAAATAACACGACATTAACGCCCGCTGATAAACAATATCTGTTTCCCTGCATTCGGATAAAACCCTGTTTATATTTAACCAAACAGAATATGCTTCAAAAAACTCTACGCACAAATGAAGCTCATCCAATAATTCGGTTTCCGGGATAGCGGTTCTCATGGTTTATGGTTTATATTTTATCCAATATGTTTAACTTAGCAGTGAAGTAATCCCATTCCTCATTTAGTGCCTCAAACGAAAATTCATAATTAAAAAGTTCGCACATCTTCCGAAGCTGATTTCTGTTTACTGTATGCGTAATCTTTTTGTCAATGTCTTTACCGCTTTCCAGAGTATTAAACATTTGCCCACATTCAAATCCATTTGTGAACGATTCTGATTCATCATCAAACGGCATTAGGGATTGGTAATCGTCTTTATATCTTTTCATTTATATTTTACATTCGTTACTTTCATATCATCATCCACCTCAATGTACTCCCAACCTTGTTCGTGTTTTATGGGATAGAGTTTTTTCATTTTGTTATAAGATTTGGGTGTTCGTAAATATTTATAAACTTAATCCCTTCCCCATCGTTCTCTGTTATCTGCCTCTTGCACATCGTCATCAGCAAAGGACACAACAGTACATTTTGCGGGTATAAATGCGTCGACATCATCAGCATAACCCCATTTTTCTCCATTATCGTTATACATCCACGTGTGTTCACCTATTCCCTCGCTAACCCATTGTTCATCTCGGTCTTTAAAGCCAACATATACAGTATTATGACAATCATGCGTAGCGATAAATTTAGTTTCTTTGCTCATGTGTTTTGGGGGTTAAGAATTATCCATTATCGTTATGTGAGGCGTGAAAATTTAGCGCAGCAATAATTCCCTTTTTTGTTGGGGTTATTTCAATGGTGGTTATTTCTTTATCCCAGCCATCATCCCAAACACCTTCTGCATTTTTTTTTCTTGATTCTGCATCTTTTAATGAGCTTGTAAAATAAAATCCCGCACTTGATTCATTGACCTTGAAAGCCACTTTATATATTTTCATAGTTTTTTAAGTATCACAAATTTCGATTCAGGCTTGAAGATTATTCCGTTTGCCTGTAAGAGCGTTCTAAAACTTTCTTCTTTGGTTTCAACGCAGTTATGAAGGTGTCCCCTGAATAAAATGTAATCCTGATATTCGCCATTATCCCACTTTTCCACAAACTCCTCCACATCAAAATCAATGTCGGATTGTGTGCAAGTGCCGAGAAACTCATAATCTTCTTTTGGTATTTCAATAAAGCCGTGTCCCTCATTTGATTTTTCAAGCCGATATGATATGACGGTTTTATTATTAATAAGATTTTTACATAAATGACTGTAAGAATTTTCAGGCACTTCCACAACTATTATCGTCCCTGATGCGGTTTGGATGGAGGTCATGGCTTTTTTCTTTCGTTGTATAATTTTATAAATTCTGTAACAGCAATCCATGTTGCCCCAATTTTAGTGTCGGCAGTATAAAATCCTCGTTTGTTGATTTCGTTTACGTTATTTTCCTTCTCCCATTCATCAATAGAGCAAGAGCATCCACGAATACTCATCAGGTAAGTAGCTTCAATCTTTTCCACCACAGGCATAAGAAAATCCCAAGAGCAATCATATTTACAATACTCCGAAACAGGAGTGTCCTGCTCAAATAGGAATCTTATTGTAGGCACTATTCCGTTTTTATAATATACTTCAAAATCCATAAATTTTGCAATCAGTATATTCCCATTAATCGTTTCTTCTCTGGTCATCTTATTTTATTGTTAATGTAATTGGTGTATTCTTCGGGGGTTATCCGTTTTTATTAAACACATTTCCGTGTCCTGCGCTGCAATAAAAAACTCTTGATTTATCTGTCCTTCTGTCAAATTGAGCCTGATTAATAATAAATGGATTCCCGCAATTACAGCAGTAATATGTATGGTGGTTGAATGGTTTTAAATTTGAAACAGTTCGCTTCAATTCTTTCAACTCTATTTCTAATTCACGTTTGGTCATTGTTAATTGAGTTAGGGGGTTATCGTATTTGGTAATAATGGTTGGGTTTATTGTAGCGTTCCATCACCTTTTCGTCCGTCTTTATCAGGTAGCCTTTATGGTATAGGTTAGTGCAGCTTCTTCTTACGCTTGATTCATGGAACTTTAGCGCATCTGCCGCTTGCAGGGCGGTTGCCTTTTTTACCTTGCGGAAGTATTCAAGTACCTTTTCTTCTTGTGTGTGCGCCTGTTGCTCGAATTTAACGAGTTCTTTTCCTTCGCTGGCGATGGTGTTGAAAAAACTTAACTGCTCTTTCATATATCCACCGATGTCCAAAATAATAAATTCCCAAGAGCATATCCCCAAACTAATGCTATAAGTAACGTTAATTGATTTGGCGGCAACAATCCTAACAGGGACATTGCCGGGATAAACCATAATAAGTTTTTTAGAAACTTTTTTCTGTTCATTCTAATTGGTCTTTTACTTTCTGAATTTCGGCATCCATGTAATTATTGTAGTAGGTTTCCCAGTCGAGTTCCCCGCCTTTTTGTTCCCACAATCTATATATACAAGCCCGGAGTTTCTGTGATTTTGTCTTTACCTTTTTCCCGTCTTGCATAACCGTTTCATCAATCATCTTTTCTTCCAATGGGGAAATGTTGTTGTCGGAAAGAAGCGCCTTAACATATTTATTTCTCATAGAGAAAACATTAGTTATGTCGGTTGAGTCTATTTCTTGTGACCCCAATACTATTTTAAGGCTTCCATCTGACCTTGTGGATAAATTTTCTATTATTACGCCCAATACGATTTTAGCCATTGTATGTAAATTTATAATTATTGCCACATGATTCCTGTACGCCCCGGCACACCTTTGATACAGAGGAAACGCTCAAGCCTAATTCTTTTGCCGCATCTATTATAGAGCCATAAACTTTATTATTTGTCAAGCATTTTATTGACCTTGAACTTTTCGATGCCCCGCCTGTTTTTATAAGCCCAATATTTACAGCGTGGCGGATATTCTCTCTTCGGGTAACCCACTCTAAATTTTCAACCCTATTGTCTGTCTTAATGCCATTAATATGGTTGACCTCTGGTTTCTTTTTTGGATTAGGAATAAATGCCTGTGCAACCAAAAAATGAATAGACATCGCCTTAGCGTCTTTTTTGCTTCTCGCTAATCTGATGAACAAATACCCTCTTGTCATCTTTTGGTTTTTGCGTATAATTTCTTTGCGAGTTCTGGTTTTTCCGTAAGACGAATTAACTGTTTTTGCAAATGCTTTTACTCTACCAACATTGCTTATTTGATAAAGCCCCTCATAGCCGACAACATCTTTCCATGCCTCTTGTGTGCCGATGACAATTTTAAAGCTGTTGTCGCTGCGGGTGCTTATTCCCTCTATAACTATGCCTAAAACTATTTTGCTCATTTTATATAATAAATTGACGCTACAAAAATATACACAATATTTATTGATTCAACAAATGGCGTTAAATTATTTCTCCTTGATACTTAAATAGTTAAATAAAAGTAGCATAAAAAAGTTACTTTTAGTGTTGCATAATAGGATTATTGATATATCTTTGCATCAAAATTATAATATGAAACAATCAAAAAACAATAGGAAAATCGGGCGGAAAAAGCTACCTTTGGGAGATAAAAAGAAGGTAATCCGCGTATGGATAAAAGAGAAGCACTTCGCATCCGCCAAAAAACAAATCAACGAACTAGTCCGAGAAATAGAAAAATGAAAATAACAAACAGCATGACACTTCTCGAAGAAACCATACTAAGGCACTGGCATCGTTTAAAGGACTTTGAAATAGTTGCCTTGAAACAATTAGAAAAGAAGGTCGTTAAACAATTAATCAGCCTTGACCCCGAAGAACAGCAAAAAGCGGACGCAAATCAGGAGCTAATTGAAAGCATAATTGAGTTGCTGAACTACGAAAAGTATTCACGATTAGACGAGGTAAAAGAATTAATAAGAGTAGAAGTAAAAGAAGCACTTGAAGCATGAAAACGCCAATAATAATACTTTCAATTATCTTTATTGTTATTATGCTTGTGCTATATTTGAAATATAGGTTTCCCCAATCCGCTAATTTAATTGACGGAATCTGTTGCATGATTTATTCTGTTTTACTATTTATCGGGGCAGCCTTATTATTCTCTTGTGGCGCAAATTTAATTGAACCATTATTTAAAAAATAAACCAATGAACAACAGAGAAAAGAAGTTACAGGAGGCTGCGAACAATTTAGCATCTGAATATGCAGAGGATGGCTTTGGTTTTGAATATAAAAGAGGCTTTCTTCATGGCGCAAATTGGGAGAGGGAAAACAACGAATGGCTCGTTATTGTTGGAATAGCGTTTGAGAGAGGTAAATTAGAGGCAAGAAAAGAGCCTAACAAACAAATGACGGGAAGCGAATATATAGAATCTATCCTGAAACAAAAAACCACATGAACTATGTTGATGAACATATTGACCGAATGTATAGGGAGGCAATGGCGCATCAGGAAAAAATAGTAGCTATGATTGAAAGTTTAAAAAAGGAAAAGAGGAAATGGAAAAGCCCAAAGCATCAGGGGGAGCATCGCACACAGAAAGGGCAAATGGAACACCTGAAACAAGACTTGTTAGATTCAATCGCATGGACAAAAATGCTTGACGGCAAAAGATTCAAACAAAATTCAATAAAATAAAAACACCAATGCCGCGCACAGCTACTAATATGAAAAAAGAAGATTTAAAAATAGGGCAAGTTCTTTATTTAAAGCCAATAAACAATGCCTCAAGGAGAGGGGATGGCGAAATAAAAGAAACCTACATCACTAAAATAGGCAAAAAATATATCATAGTAGACGGGTATTATGGCAGATTCTTTATTGATTCATTGCTACAAGATGCCGGACAATATTCCTCTAACTATCAAGCATACACTACAAGACAGCAAATCGAGGAGGAAAGAGAAATGCAGACACTTAGAGATAAATTAAGAAAATATTTTGATGGCGTGTGGGGCGAATCGCGGAAACTCACTCTACAACAACTTAGAAAAGTAGATAATATTATTTCAGAAAAATGAAAACCCGCACCTTCCACAATGCTATTTGCACAACCGACATTACAAGGTTCATGCTATGGCTCGCCACCAATGATATGGCGGGAAAGAAAACAGATACCATAAAAACAAAACTCGGAACACTTTATATTATTCACAACTAAAACAAATAAAATCATGGAACAAAAAGGAATTATGGGATGGCTATTCTTCGGAACATTCGTTATTGTAGGACTAATCGTTTTATCAATGTGGGGATGCCCGCAGTACAATGTCTATCAACAGCGCAAGGCAGGGGAAGCGAAATTAGCGGAAGCGGAATCCTCTCGGCAAATAGCCATAAAAGAGGCAAGCGCAAAGCAACAGAGCGCATCACTATTAGCACAAGCCGACACTATCAGGGCACACGGAATCGCCCGCAGCAACCAAATAATCGGGCAGTCATTATCGCAACCGTACCTACATTGGTTTTGGATTGATAACATTGATAAAAGCAATAACGTAATCTATGTACCCACAGAAGCAAACATTCCTATTATGGAAGCGGGCAGGCACGAAATACAACCAAAATAAAAACTAAAACACAAACATCATGGAAACATTAAAAACAAAAATCACCGTAACCGAAAAGCGGGAAGTTGAAAAGGAAATTGAATTGCCGTACTATTCAAAAAGCGAGTACGAACATTATGTAATTTACGGAGATGGCAAAACCGTAACTGTTTGGCTGAACAAGGCGCAAACCACCACCAATATTTCTACTATTGATTCCGCAAACGACTACGAAAAAGCAATCGCAGCCGAACCATGCACCGAACAGGAGTTTTACGAAGCCATGCAAAAAGCCATCTGCATAATTGCAGTAGCATCTAATTTGCTGATTGATGTAGGGAGATTGCCAGAACCTAAAGATTTTGAAACCGCAAGCACCGAACCCAATGTATCAATTTAACTTCCGTAAGATTTGGAACGAATCGCTGCCAATGACGCAGCGTGAACCGAAGGAGCGCAACTACCTGTACGCCTCTGAACTATACAAGCCAATGATTGACCGCTACCTTGCGCTCAAAGGAACGCCACCATCAAATGTACCCAACGAAAGGTCATTCAGAAAATTTTGGAGTGGCAACGCATGGAACTTCATTGCGGGGCTGGTATTACATCAGCTTGGCATTGTTCAGGCGGCAGAACACGTTGTCAATATCGAAGATTTGCCCGTACCCGTTCATGGCAGGCTTGACTACCTTGTTGGCGGCATCCCGGACTATGACAAAGCCCGCAAAACAATATCCTCTTACCCCTTTGAAAAAGAAATGATGGAACGGTTTATGACAGTCATCAACAACTTTGAACAAACCGTAGGGCATCAGGAAATCGAACTAATGGTACACGAAATAAAATCCTGCTCCGAATTTGTTATCAACATGATTAACGAGGGCGGGCATATTACAGGACACGATTTACAGGTTTACCACTACCTGAAAGGATTGAATATGCAGCGCGGGGTAATATCCTACATCAGTAAAAATGATTCCCTGATGGGCGATGTTATTATTAACCATCCTGACGCTAATCTTGAAAATCTTTACATGGGCGACTTGTTACTTTTGAGAGGATATTTAGATGACAATACCCGCCCAGAACCACTCTCATTAATTACCTTTGAGGGCAAATTTAAAAAGCGGTTGGATATTGAATACAGCAATTATTTAACTCTTGTGTATGGCTTCAAAGAACCTATGGAGTATTCCGATTCAGTTAAAGGACAAGTCAGCAGATGGAATCGTGTCTTGGCTCGGCTAAAAGATATTCAGGATGGCAAGCGTGGCAAACCCACCAAGAAAGAACCCGAAGGAAAATTAGTAGCATTAACCGATAATAACAAATCCGCGATAGATGAAATGTCAAAGGACGGGTATAACGCTTACGAACTTGCCAAAGAAGCCGTAATTATAGAGGAAGAAATTGAAGAAACAGAATAACAATGGTAGATTTCAGCAAACATTTAGACAGAAATAAACATTTAAACAATCAAACAAATATCACAATGACAACAAACGACATTCCGGGAACGGGAAAAATTTACGACAAAAAAAGGTTTTACCTTAACATCATTAACGGCAAGCTGGCTCAAAAAGTAACTCCTGAATCCGAAGGGGCGCAAAAGCGAACCTACAAAAAGAAAAATGGGGAGGAAGTAACTAAGTATGAAAAGTATTATGCCACTATTGAAGGATTGCTGGCAGATGTAATTTTACAGGACAGCGACTTCGGGGAACAGATACTTATAAAGCTAACCCCAAACAACGAATCAGAAGTTATTGTTCAACTGCCGTTTAACTCACGGGAGGCGAACAAATTCCTGTTAAAGCTGCCCAACATCAATCCCAAGCAATTAGTTAAATTATCCCCGTACAACTTTTCAGACAAAGAGGATAAAGAAAAAAAGATAATCGGGATGAATGTATTTCAGAATGAAGTTAAAATTGCGGATTACTACACGCCCGATAAAGCAAACGGCTATCCCTACCCCGACAAAGGCGATGACGGCAAATTCGTTTACCTCGACAAAGACGAATTTAAAATCCTCACCATCAAACAGGGTAAATTCCTGAAAGGTGAACTCGAAAAGTGGAGGATGAACCACCAACCCGAACAAACAGGAAATGTATCTATAAGTGCTGATGAAGTTCCTCCATTGACCATTCCTGTAAATGATGATTCTTCGGGTTTGCCCTTCTGATGTAAGATTGTGTTTGTAGTTTATTGATAGAGGCGGGGTGTAAAAGCCTCGCCTTTTTACATTAAAAAACCGAGAGTGCCTATGAGTTCACCCTCGGTAACTTTAAAAACTAAACACTCTAAAAACACTAAACCATGAATAAAAAAAACTTCTTTAATCTTTCATGTAAACTGTTTTGCCGTTTTCTTTGACGGCTCGCAAATTCTCATAACCCTTGTTATTTCTTGTATTTACAGACAAGTGAACCCAAGAATCAAACTCCTGTATTAGTTGGCGGTATGGTAGACTTGAATGTTTAATAAATTGATAAAACTGCTCAACCGTCCAGCCCGGTACTGTCATATCAACCGCTTCGTAAAGGCAATGCCGCGAGGTTGCAGCCCCGCCAATGGCTTTATTTAGTTCGGGCGAACGATACCCGGAGCTTATCCTTATCGGTGTTCCTATAGCTTCCCGCAGGGGTTCTAATAAAGTATTGCACAGGTAGCCAAGTTTAATGATACCGTCTTCTGTCGGGGTATTGTTTATTCCCAGCCTGATTGCGGTTTGCGAGAATGTTAGTTCCTCTAAAGTAAAATGTTCGCTCAACTTCATATTAAATGCTTTGTGGCTTGTATGATTTGATTCAATCTTTCAATTTCTTCTTCCCTGCCCGTTATTTTGTCGTCCACGTAGTTTACCAATTCTCTTAAAATCTGTTCATCTGGCGCATCATTGTTTTTGAGCCGGTCAAGGATTTGGGCGAGTTCGGATTGTATCTGTATGCGGTTCATTTTTATTCTTCTTCCACTTCAATATCCCTCCACTCTTGACATCCATCATTAGACTGCCACCTTTGTTGTAATGTTCTCTGGGTAGCATCATGCTTAAAAACTTTCCATCTAAATATGGCGGTTGGTGTCCATGATTTTATGTTGGCGATATCAAGAGTAATAGTATCGGGTTGTTCTTCCATAAGTGTATATTTTTTAAAGTTTGGAAACATTAAAATGTTATTGCTATCCCGCCTATGGGAGTTGAGTTTAAGAAATTATATCCGATTAAAAATTGTCTTTTCTTTTTGTCATTGTAAATTACTAACGGTGAGGCTAAATCTTTTCCGAATATTGCGCCTACTCCAAGTGTTCGTTTTGCTGATGGCATCCGAATCTCTTTTAAATTGTGTCGCCATGTGATGCTTACCGAATCGGAGTACCCCACAACCTTTTCCATAACTTTGATGCTAATGAGGCTATCTCCTGCGCTGTACGAATAATTACGTACCCGCATAAGGCTATCAAGTAAATTATCGCTGCTAAGAATCTCAATATCCATGTCCACGCTATCTCTATGGCTGTTCCAAACTTCCCTAAGACTGTCGAAGTTGATTTTTTTATCACGGTATATAATTTTGAGAACTTTAATCGGGTCTGCCGCCTCTGTTGCAACCGGCTTCTGATTTGTAAATGTCGAGCTATGCGTTGACGTGTCTGCTCGTTGAAGTATCGCACCCTCGTTGCCATCTCCCTTATTGCATTTTATCTCCCATATTATCATTAACAGGATGCCAACTACTATTCCGATAAGAATTTGTTGCCATTTCATCTAATAACAATAATGAATATACGCTCCTATTAATGAACACATCGCTACAAATAAGATTACTTCAATCAGGTGTATTACCCACATCTTTGGTCGCCAGCCGCTTGGTGCGCTCATTCCTCAAACAGAATTTTAATCGTGTACTCCACATCGTTTTCAAAAACTTTTACATACAGCCCCTCACCTAATGCTTCCCAATCCGTTGTTAGCTCCTCTCTGTCCTCTGCATTTAATTCGCTTTCTAAAACAGTGTAGGACAAGTTCTGTTCCGTGTCGCCCCGCTTTATGCGGTCTGATATGTATTCTTTGGCTTCGGTAAATGTCATTAGTGTGTTGACTTGTACCGCAACGTCATCACCCAATCAATAAGCAGGTTCGGGGCGGTGGCGATAAAGGCAAGTGTCGCAAATTGTACTGTGCCTGCCGATGTGCTGTTATACAAGTAGAAGAAACCCGTTGATACAATCAGGTTGAACCAGTTTTCGTTTATCCACCGCTTCCAGTCAAAGGCGGTGCTGTCCGATTTTGTGCGGAACTCGGCAGTGTAGTAGATTGCCATTATAATCAGAAATGTCATCCATGATGCAACGCTGAATGAGGCGTAGGTTGAGGTAAGAAGGTTTGTTAGGAAATCCATATTTTTATGTTTTTATTTTTGCGCCAATTTAAGTATTTGATGTTTGTGAATTACGGGGTTTGAAACATTTTATTAACAACATTGTTTAAAACTTTTTATTATTTATTTTTGTATTATTAGATTATTGTATTATATTTGCAGCCATAACGGTCAGAAAATTAATTCTCGTTTGGCTTTTTGCCTATAAAAAATCAGACGAGAAAAAAGACAAATGGAATTTAATTTTTATGTTATAAGATGAAAATTTTGGGGATTCGATGTAAAGAGCCGAGTAAAGTAGGTCGGACAACTAAGAGTAATGAAAAGGTAAGGGGTTGCTGTAACGAAAGTTGCACACTGCAAACCGAAGTAACAAATGATGTTGTGGGCTGGTTCGGAATAATAAGTTGGATGCCCCAAAATTATTTGAGCGATGGCAAGAGATAATGCACCAATAAAAAACACCTGCCCAATTATAGATGATGTGGTAAGCTACATTGATGGGTTCAGAAGGGAATTTTCCAATGATGAAACAGAGGTTGATTTCAAGAACGCACTTAGCGTATTAGAAGATGTGCGGGGAGCAAATTCAACATTGAGGGATTGGGGAAACGAGGAATATAATAGAGCCGAAGAACTGGAAAAAGAACGAGATGAATTAGAGCGTGAGAATAAAACGCTAAAAGCAGATGTTGAATATTACGAGGGCAAGGTGAAAGAATTGGAAAAGGAATTGGATGCAGTAACTTCAAACTTAACGGAGCGTGGGCAATTTTAATTTATTTTTTTTTCGTTCATACCAGCACGAACTTAAATACGGAGCGATACACCCCCATTGCTTTAACGTTATCGGGCTTGGCGAAGGTGGGCTTGTAGGATGCTCAATTTTAGCAGGATGTTTCTGCCCACTTTTGCCAAACCCGTGTTATGCGTTCGGGCGGTTATTTGAA